ATGACTCTCCCCACTACCAAAGTCCTTATACAACAACTTATTATTCCAATACACAATAGAACAGGTAGGATTATTGTCTAATCTTAACTCACTGCAGAATTTCTCATTCAGATTTTTGAAGTTATGGCAGTAGTATCTGAATATATCATACTCAGAAATTTGACATAAGATAGCATCCTTATGCAAATAAGCTTCACTACTTCTCGATTCAATCATAAAGCTGCTAATTTAATACAAACAAATAGGGGTACAAAATGCACCCCCACTGTTTGTTGGTTTGGTTTCAGGTTTATGCATCCCAATCATCACCTGCATCAGCTGTAACTGCTTGAGTTTCAGTCTTATCTGCTGTGATTAATCCTGGGCTATAAATCCCTAGCTTTAGATCTTTAGAATATTCTGCATTGAATGACCCATAATCTTCATTCAAAGCTTTGATAAACAAGTCATCTCTCATAGGTTTAAGTCTTCCGAAGTGACGGTTATAAACAGTCTGATACTTCTCATCTTTAACACCTACAAGAACACGAAGTTTGTTATCAGATAATGCTTTTACATACTCCTTCAACTCTTTAACGTCACCTTTAACGATAGAGTCGATAGTATCAAATGATACCTCTCCACCATTAGCTACGTTAGCCCAAGCTTTAGTAAAGTTTACAAGTGTATCTTCACCAACATAAGCCTTACGAGTCTTGTCAGCATTCTTCCACCAATCATAGGCAGGAACGTCAGCACTCCAAGTCATTTGACCAATGTTGTTAACCCACATAAACTTCTCACCAGATTGAGATGTACGATGCTTTGGTTGCATCAATATCTCGAATCTAACTGTGAAGTTAGGGGAGTCATGACGAAGATAGAATACAAGCTTGTTGTACTCTTCATTGTTAATCTCCACTGAATACTCAGGATCTTTCTGAGCATTTATTCCAATTGATTGGAGTTCTTGTAGAGTAGGATTAACTGCTACTACACTAACAGGTGCAATACCTGTGTACAAAGTAATGCCACCACCGGCTACTACTTCTTCTGAATTGTTTGATGCTATTGCCATCTTTTATTTAATTTAAATTTAAGTTTTAGAAATACAGTTTATAAATAGGGTCTGCTTCTTCTTTTAGTAAGAATATAGACTCCTGATAAGCTATTCAGCTATTCTCAACTTCTAATATAGATAGTTGATTAGGATCAACTTCAATAGAAGATGCAGATATAACAGTATCATCAACTAATGTGAAACGTACCGGAATCTTCTTACGAGCACGTAGGCCAGTAAGCTTTGGGTGCTTGAATAGCTCAGTAACTTCAGCTTTAGTCAAGCCATACTTTATTGCAATACCATCACGATCGATACCTTCGTTCAAGTCATTGATAATACCAGTTACAGTTAAAGTAATTGGTCCTTCAGTTGCTGCATTAGTTGCAACAGTTGGGTTTTGGTGAATGTTTGCTTCTACCATTTGTTTAATAGTTTTAATTAATCAATATAAATTTTACTCCAGTCAAGTAACATTTCTTGACCTCTTAAATGCTCACAACGTGAGCCGGCAGTTACTTCATCAGAAGAATTAAATGAGATCATAGTGTCTCCATCTTGCCTGTACACATAGCCAATGGCATCTGAGTTAGCACAAGCAATACTACGGATCTTACCAGTCAAATCTAAATCCTTAGCTGATACTTCCTTACCTTTCTTCTCGATCTGCTTATCTTTTAAGTGACCGATGTAGATGATGTGGTCAGATAACTGCTCTAGTCTATCCATCCATTTTTTGATAGCCATTCGTAAATACAAATAGCCAGCACCGTTAGGGAGAGAAAGAACTGATAATCCTTTGTTATCAGGATCAAAGTTCTTACCCATTGGAGTTTGACGATAGAGTTCTTTTGCCTCTGATTCACACCATACTTCTAGCTGAGTCAAGGTATCGATAGCAATATATTTGTAAGGCTTTCCAGCTTTCATAATTGCTTTACCAATCTGACTTAACTCAGACAAGTTGCTAGCTTTAACTTTCAATGCCTCAACCATATCCGACCCTTGCTCTAGGTCTATGATTAGGCATCCATCAAGTTTAGCAAGTGCTGTTGTTTTACCTATCTTAGGTGGTCCATAGAGAATCATGTGTCTCGGACTCTTACGAAGAGCAGCAACTCTTTCTGTTGGCAGTACTAACTCCATTTAATCAAATTATAAGTTTACTTTTTTAATCTTTCCGTCAACGTGAATGTTGACAAATTAGCTTCATAGGGAATCATACCCAATTGACCATCACGATTCTTCTCGATATGACAGGCTAACAACCCCTCTGGATCTTCTCCACAGTAACTGTCAGTTATACCGTAAAGGTCGAACGGTCTTTGTAGCATCATCACTACGTGAGCATCTTGCCCAATAGAATCACCACCGAATAGGTCTGTAAGCTGTGGTTGATACTGTTGTTTAGCACGATACTCTTGCTCGATATTCCTGTTCAGCTGTGAGAGTAATATAGATATGCTACCCATTCTTGCTTGCAACCACATACAAGTCTTCGATACTTGATTTAGTTTCTGAAGTTCTGTATCTTCTGTCCCTAATATCAATCTCGAATGGTCGTAAAGATTAATGATTGTATGATCAGGGTATTTATTAAATACTCTGTCATTAATCTGTTTAATCTTTACCATGTTCTGTGGAATTGAGCAGAAATAGATAGGATACTTTTTGTACTTCTCTACTACTTCTTCATACTTACTAACCCTATCTGATGTTAGACTGGAATCGATGCTGTACATCTCTGAGAATGACATCCCTGCATCATGTGCAGCAGACCTCATAATCTGTTGATAGTCAGGCATTTCGAATGTCCAATACAGAACTAATAATTTCTTATCATGATTCTGATCTAACACATCAAAGATTAGCTGATTTGAAAATGCAGATTTACCTACACCAGGACGACCGGCAATAACATACATCTTACCAGGCTGCAGTCCCCCAAGTAAGTTCTTGTTCAATCTATCCCATTTAGTAGGGAAGACAATCCTTTTACCTGACTGAGCAAGTTTGATTTCTTCTACCGATTTACTAACTGAGTGTGAGATGTGTCTGAACTCCTTAAAGGTCTCATCAAAGTTGCCTTGTGATTCTACTTTCTGAGCCTGGTGGTTTAGATTTTGGTTGTTCTCCATCACTTAAGTCACTATACTTTTCCCATGTGTGATTATTTACCCAAGTCTCAAGCTGTTGCATATACCCTAACCCATTCCCTTGTCGTCGTAATTTGAGCTCTCTTTGTAGGCACTTAATAACGTGCTCATGTTTAGTTACATCTTCTCCTACGTACTTAAGATAACGTGTTTTGGCTTTGCTGTTTGCTTTACAATCGGGATCTTTTGCCCTTAAAATTCTGACTGATCCATTAGCTACCACTTTAATGGGGTAATGTGAGAGGAGGCCACTCCATATGGAGCTTTCATCCTTACGAAACTCGTCGTCAAATTTACTTCGTAAGTGACATTCGTCCTCCTCTCCCCATTTAACCCACCCGTTGGTTTGCAATTTCTCACGGTCAATGTTTAACTTTAAATTAGAATCAAGGGCACTACGACTAAGCATAGATAAGAACAAGAACTCGTCAGCTGTCAAATCTAATTCAATCAGCTTTTCTGTATCAATTTCAATGATCATAAAAGTTTTTGTTATACTTTCTATAACTAATCGTATTCAAATATACGAAGAAATATCATCCAACCAAACAATATTAGATAAATTTTTGATAGAACTTTGTAGCCATTTTTCTTCCTGTGAATCTTTTACATACAGGATTACAACTTCACCTACTTTGTTCTCACTTAATCTCAGCAATCTACCTACTCTTTGAATCATAGCTAATGTCTTGCTATCTAGGCCACAGATAATCCCAAGTTGTGCATCTGGGACATCGAAACCTTGGTTCAAAGCCTTGGTAGAACAGAGAATTTTAGCAGTGTTATTTCTAAAATCATCTAATGCTTTGGTCTTTTCTTTCTTCCCTATACCTGAATGGAATCGTCTTGCATTACCACTTTCATTTAGTATTTCATGCATCTTGTTTGTGAAGTCATTCGTACCTGCAAATGTCAATATCTTGCTATCAGATTTAGCTTGAGCTATTTTCTGAGTATAAAGAATTTTGTTATAAGCATGCTGAACAACTTCTTTTCGATCCCTGATTGCTTTATAGAAAAGGGTAGCATTTTTCTTTTGTACAGGACTAGCAGTAGGATTTCTTAAGACTCTACCAGCTTCATTAAATGCATCATACATCCCAAGTTGATACTTGTAGTGAACAAACATGTTATTAGCTGCTTTATAAGCAGTTCTTTCTTCTTCTGTTAGTTCAACTGGAATGCAGTACACAGTATACGGAGCAACTAATCCTTTCTGTACACATTCATCTAGACTGATGGAATAAACCGTTGGGGCTATTTCATCCAGTAAATCTTTGTAATCTTCTTCCTCAGGTTCTGTGGCAGTCATACAAAGAAGTCTGTCGTGTGAGTTTTGTAAGAAAACTTCTCGATAGATTGGGGATAACCCAAGATGCACCTCATCTGCTACTGTAACAGTGTAGATTTTATCTCGTAGTTTATGAGCTGATGCATAGCAGAGAATGTCTATACTCTCTAATACATCTTCATAACCCCACTTCTTAAACTCTTCTTCAAACTGGTCTTGCAATTGATTAGTAGGGACTAAGACCAAACCCCTACCTCCATGTTTACGAAT